GAATGTGGCAAACATTTCGGGTTCAAGCCAACTCATCACTTCTCGAGCTTGTGGGGATAGTCCACCGTTTAAAAACGCACCGACCAAAGAATATTCCAAATCGTAGATTCCGTTACGCATTACAAATTCCCCTCCAAAACTTTATCCAACGTGTTTTCTCGTAGTAAAAAATCAAAATCAGCTTTCCAGCCCCGGTTATTCTCACCGAAATAAAACTCACGAGCAGAGCGCATAAAATCCGTAAAATATTCGCCCAATGCTGACGCACTACCATCGCCAAATCGTTTTTTAAACACATCAGAAAGTTTCTTCACGGCTCGTTTGCGCTTGTCACTCAAATTTGACGGATCGGCAATTCTTGGCAAAGCAACGCCTGTTAAGTCCAGTGCATCGTTGTATGCTTGAGCTATCCCGATATAATCCGTTCGATCAATTTTTTGTTTTTCATCAGAGGGGAAATCTTCATCAGGTGGTGTATCGCCCTGCCCCTCCGTCACATCGGCGTTAGCCGATTCCCCTTTAGGGGGTAGGGGGTTATTATTAGGAGTCTCTTGTGTATTCTCTTGGTTATTGGTCTGCTCATTTTGAACAGAAGGATCTGCCCAATTTGAACAGTTCGACTGCTCATTTTGAACAGATGGACTGTCATTTTTAGCAGTCGCAATAGCAAGATTATCTAAGGCTTCATAATTGATTGTGTACCACTTCGTTTTATCCACTTTCATTTGATTAAATTCAGTGCTTGAAATCAGCAAATTAAGCTCTTCTAAATGATTAATCGTGCGTCGAATCGTGGAAACAGAGAAAAAACGAAAATGTTTTTCTTGCCATTCTTCATAGGTATTAAATACCCAATGTTTACCTTTAAATTCTTTTTTGCTACGCAATAGCAACCAGTGAATTTGTTGTAAAATCAAGGCTTCATTTAAACCAATGGCTTCAGCCAAAGAAGGGAGAACTTGTAGCGGCTGATCGTCAATTAATAATTTACCAATATTCATAGCATCAACTCCGAAGCATAACGTGACGCAATAAATTCAATGCCTTTGCTTGTGACGCGTGTCTGTGTGTAATTGTGACCGTGTTCAGCGGTACCTGTTTTAACCGTAAAAAGATCTTTGGTGTGTGCTGATTGATAAGGTAAAAGCACGCCAGATTGACGATGCAAATATTTATCTTCCACTAAGCGATTGACTAATGCGCGCTCAGGCATTTTTAAAATCTTCGCCGTCTCACGAAATGATTTACTCGTCCCTACTTCCACATAGTGATCAACAAAAGCGACTTTAGGCGCATTACGCTCTTTTTCTGCTTGTAACTGAGCGGCTAACATCAACGCCTCAGAAAAAGATTGCGGAATAAGTGCGGTTGGTTTTTGTTGATTTTCCAACTCTTGCCAGCGATCAACGATTGCCGCAGTAAATTCAGGACAATTCTGAGCAACAACAATTAAACTATCTCGTTTGCTTAGATGGTACTCATAATAAGTCTGACCGTTCTGTGGATGGGTGTAAGCCATTGGCTGATACCCCCCAATCACCTCTTTTGCGATAAGTCTTTCGATTGAACGACACAGATCGCTGTGGTTTTTATTGATTAACTCCGCAATTTCACGACTACTCATCGTCAAAGTACTTGTGTTTTCTTTCGTAATCGTTAATAATTGGTTCATCTGTATATTCCTTAATGAATTAGCCACGAAATCTCCTCGTGGCTTTTTTATTAAAAAAAACTCACCACCACAAAAAGAATGGCAATCGCCGTAAAGTAACGAAACTCGCTATCCTCTCGCCAAATTTGTGCAATAATGCGCAATCTACTTTGCAATTTACTCATTCTTTTTATGTCCTTTGTTACATTCCGTGATTTATTCGTCGGGTTATGTTTTATTGTCTTTCTATTACTTCCACGGTTAATTATTGGAAGTGATATTCCGTATTGGCTCATTGGAATACTTGTAAACGGCATCCCCCTGGGATTGGTTTTATTGCACAAATGGGGAGTAAGGAAATATCAACAAACTTTGGATAACTTCGCTTACATACCATCAATGATGTGTATCGCCGTTCTAACTACACTTGGTTCCTTTAGCAAAGAAGAGCTTATTGAGTTTGGTTTTAAATTCTTGCTAACTGAGTCAAGTTGGTCTTACTTTGTGCTCAAATTGTCATTTTTCTTTTGGAGTCTTACTCTTCTGCCTGTTGTGCTAGATAAATTTTTTAAGAAAAATCAAAAATGAGCCGTGGTTTTTTATTTCTTGTGTAACACAATCGCACATTCAATCGAATGTTGCGTCGCTGCCAAATGTTTACTCAATGCTTGACGGATTTCGTCTTCTTCTTTCGAGGTGATTTCACCGTCTTCTAAATCCTTTTCTAATAAAGCAAATAACAAGCCACGAGCCGAAAGCTCGTGCAGTTGTAAATTAGCAAGCTCAACCTTGTCTAATTCATCCTCTGCCACATCAAGTACAAAACGGCCACCAGCATTTCGGCAAAGCTCATCGATAAAATCAGTGCATCCATACTCAAGTTGCAGTGCAATCAATTCTTCATTTTTGAATCGTTGGCCTTTTATTTGATAAAGGCGATTCTTTAATTCACTTTCGGTAAAACCTAGGAATCCTGCTACCGCACTTCTCCCCCCAGGAATCCGATCAATCATTTCGATAATAACTTTCTTCATTGCCATAATTTTTGCCTTGTTTTTATGGTTTTCTTTTGCGCCAATATGAGTAAATTAATCTTGCTGGTTGCGTAGGACTGACCAATTCACATCAGGTCTTAATTCCTCGCAAGTAACCTGTTTATTAGTTAAATTTTCAATGTCAGGGCAACGCTCCGCAGGGACTTGTGTTTTCTCCCATTTAGCAACCGCCCAAGGTAATATCCCGAAATGTTTAGCTAATGCTGACTTTCCGCCAACAATAGAAAATACTTTTTGTAGTGGGGTCATAACTGATTATCCTATTTAAAACTACTTTAAGTAGATATATTACTACTTAAAATAGACTTGAGGCAACTATTTTTTATTAGGTATGATCTACCGTTAGTAGGAATAATAGTGGAGGGCTGCTAATGAACTTGTCTGATCGACTAAGTAAATTGATGAGCGAAAATCCAAAAGCGACAATAGCAGAATTAAGTAGAGTTGCAGGGGTTAGCTATGAAATGGCTCGCAGATATATACTCGGAACTGCCGAACCAAGAAAAGAAAAGTTAGAAAAAATAGCCGAATACTTTAATGTCAAGCCTAGCTGGCTACAATTTGGCGAGGGTCAGCAGGAAGAAACTAAACAGATTGAATCAAACGTAGCCGAAACAGGCTCATTTGATCTGTGGGATCGCAATACGCCATTAAACGATGACGAAGTAGAAATTCCGCTTTTCCAAGAAATCCGTTTAGCCGCCGGAAATGGTTTTGCTGATGACATTATGGATTACAACAACTTCAAACTGCGCTTTTCTCGCGCCACATTAAGACGGCAAGGCGTGCAGTATGAAAATGCGGTATGCGTGGTAGC